TTACAACAGCTATGCAAGCATCAGCAGCTAAACCAGAACTACGTGAAGACACAGTTCAATTCCGTTTAATTGCAGCTCCAGCATATCCAGAACTATACGACGAAATGGTAACACTAAACAGCGACAAAGACGAAACAGCATTTGTTATTGTTGATGCTCCATTCCGTTTAAATGCAACAGAAGCAGTTTCTTGGATTCAAGGAACAGCGGCAACTGAAAATGGTGAAAAAGGACTAGTAACTAAGAATACTTATTCAGCAGTTTACTACCCACACGCATTAACTACAAATCCAGTAACAGGCGATAGCGTTGTTGCACCAGCATCACACATTGCATTATACACATATGCATACAGTGATAATGTGTCATTCCAATGGTTTGCACCAGCAGGTTTAACACGTGGTGTTGTACAAAACGCATCAAACGTTGGTTACTTAAACAGCGAAGACGAGTTCGTTAAAGTAGCACTAACACAAGGTTCTAGAGATGCAATGTATGATAACAAATTGAACCCAATTGCAAGATTCCCGGCAGAGGGCGTTGTTGTATTTGGTCAAAAATCACTTCATACAACTGCTTCAGCATTAGACAGAGTGAACGTAGCTAGACTTACAGCTTATCTAAGAGAGCGTTTTGCAGTTATTTCAAGACCGTTCTTATTTGAACCAAATGATGCAGGAACACGTGCAAATGCTAAAGCAGTATTTGATGGTTTCCTAGCTAACATTTTACAACAGCGTGGTATTTACGATTTTGCAGTTGTGTGTGATACAACAAATAACACACCAGCAAGAATTGATGCAAATGAATTTTATGTTGACGTAGCAATTGAGCCTACAAAATCAGCAGAATTTATTTACATTCCAATTAGAATTGTAAACACTGGCGATCTTTCGTAAGACGTTAATACATAACTAATAATATTAAGGGCTACTATAGAGATATAGTAGCCTTTTTTAATTTAACATTAACTGATAAATACAGTTGCACATTGCAATGCACATAGTTCAGCTAATGAGCTATAATTTATATAAAAAAGGATAACACCATGGTAAAACTAGAACAAGCTAAAATCATTGCTACTAACATGAGTGAACACAGATTTAACCCTGAAGTAACTACTAGCATGAAATTTGATACTAATTTTCTTTTTGGCGCAGCAGGCGACATCATCGAACTAGATGCATGGGTGCCAGATAATGCAATTGAACAAATTGACACACTAAATGCTGATCCATCAAAAATCCTACGTTCACGTGTGAACGATGATTATAACGGTCCTAAAGCAGGATACGAATATAATGTAATTCCAGAATCATGGAACATACCAGAACACACTGAATCATTAGGTTCATTAATATACGATAAAGGTGATTTCTTAGCTCCTCACAGAGATAAATGGAGACAAGTTACTCCAGACGGAATCACAGGTGATTCATTTAGAATGATTTGTCACTTAAACCACACTAACTCAGCAGAATTTCATTTTGTTGTAGATGGTAAAATTTTTAAACCAGAAGCACGTAGATGGTACGCAATTAACACAAGAAAAGTTCATTATGGATTTTCTTTTGTTGACGGAGTATATCATTTAAGTGCGGCACTAAGTCTCGATGACGACAAGCGTGAAGAAACAGTAAAATGGTTACTTGATGTGCTACCATACTCACACCCAGCGGGCGACCGTAAAGGTGTTGATTGTAGCCGTAACTAAGGAGAACTATTATGGAAACTAATAAAATTAGAAGAGTACCAGGTGATTGGACTTCAATAGAGCAGTTCAAAGCATCTTCAGCTCACCAAGCTATTTCTGACGCAATTTTAGGTTTCACACCAGGTGAAATTGATGTCGTTATGGAATACAAACTAATTGACACTAAAATATGGATTAAATATCAATTTGAAACTGCAGAAAAAGTTGCAGAATTCAAAGAGTATATTTTAGCATCAGATTCAAGTGTCCATTTAGGACAATCAGCAGGTCAACTAGGCGAAACTATCGCTCAAGAAGGCTGGGTTGTTTAATCAACCAATAAAAAATACTAAAGATAGGTTACTTTTAGAAGTTACCTATCTTTTTGAGTGTTGATTTGATAAATACAATATAACAAGAAGATACTACAGTATAGTATTATAGGAGAAAAACAAATGGCCGTAATTACAAATTTTGGTGTACCAACTGATGCAAGTTCAGGAACTACACTTATGCCAAAGCTACAATATCGTTTCCGAGTTACATTTAGTAACTTAGGTGGAACAGGTGGAACTGATGAAGTTACACAAAATGTTATTAGCACAGGCAGACCAAATTTAACACATGAAGAAGTTGTAGTTGATTCGTACAACTCAAAGATATACCTTGCAGGTAAGCATACATGGGATCCAGTAACAATTGTGTTCCGTGATGATATGAAATCAAATGTTATTAAAAAGCTAGGTAACCAACTAAACAAACAAGTTGATCATGCAGATCAATCAAGTGCAATCTCAGGTAGTGCATACAAATTTGGTGTTAAGATTGAAACACTAGATGGTGCAAATGGTAGTACATCACCAGCAACTTTTGATGCATGGGAATTACAAGGTTGCTTTATTACTAACGTACAGTATGGTGATTTAAACTACGCAGATTCAAGCATGGTACAAGTTACACTATCAGTTCGTTTTGATAACGCACTGCATACTATTGATGGTTCAGACCAGTTAAGTAGTGGATCAGCATCAAACGATATTAGCAATACTGGTTCTACTCTTTAATAAGTAAAGGACTCTAAAATGGCAATCGGTGACGCAGGTTATTACTTATATGGACAATCTTCAGCTCAAGGTGAAATAGACGCAATACCAAGAAACAAGTATTCGTTTACTGTATCCTTGAATTATGTAGGAAGTCCACAACCTCTAGATTTAACACGAATTGCTAACATTCAAATGCCTACGTTTACATACAGAACGCAGACATTAAACAAATATAATAGTAAAAATATTGTACAGACTGGAATAGATTATACTCCTATTACTCTAACAGCGTATGATACTAAAGACCATTATATGGAAGACTTTCTAAAAGACTATGCAAGATATTATTTTGCTGGTCCAATGAATGAAGATGATTATGCTTCTTGGTTACAATCTCCAAAAGGATTAGAATTACCACAGAGTAGAAATTTTATTACTACGTTAACAATTAAAAGAAAAGATACGGCTAATAGATCAAACATAATAGAAATATTTAATCCATACATTACAAACGTTGACACTGATACACTTGACTATGCTGATAGTTCAGCATCGGTATTTAGAGTATCGTTTGCATATGAAGGTTACAATATTATAAGTGATGGAACATCTCCACCACCACCTGTTATGGATGACACTGTAACACCAGACGCTGGTTTTAATGACGTTCCAGAATCCGAAACAACTGAAAATAATTATGTAATTGATCAGTCTCTTGAAAAACTTGATACAGCTCAAGTACCAAAAGAAAAGAAACCAAAGGTTTTATCTAATAAGCCACAATTAGAAAGATGGGACGGCACTTTGAAAAAAGGTGAAAAAATTAGAAATATTGATGGTGTATCTTATAAAGTACCTGCTCCTACAAACGGCGCAGGTTAATGCCAAAATTTCAAAGGGGACAATTTGTTCCACAACAGCCAGACAAGTATATAGGTAAAAGAGCACCACAATATAGAAGTGGATGGGAACTTGCAGTTATGCGTATGTGTGATAATCATCCAGCTATATTAGGTTGGGGAAGTGAAACACATAGAATTCCATATAAGAATCCATTAACAGGAAAACAAACAACATATGTTCCTGATTTACTTATTGTATATAAAGATAAGAATGGAAAAAATCATGCTGAAATGGTTGAAATAAAACCTGCTAGTCAAACAATAGCAGAAGCAAGAACACAAGCACAGAAAGCTGCTGCCGTAGTTAATCAAGCAAAATGGGCAGCGTGTCATGCTTGGTGTAAATCACAAGGCATGGGCTTTAGAGTTATAACTGAACATCAGATATTTAACAAGCCTCAAAATTCTAAGAAAAAGAGAAAAAAGTAGAATTTTAAAAGGATAAGTACTAGTATAATTGGAAACTTAATATGACAAAAAAATTAGAAGAAGAACTAAATTTACCTAATTTAGATGATCTAATGCCTGAAGAAGAAGCAGAGCATACAGAACCTACAACTGAAGATATTAAAAATGAAATAGCTGAATATAAAGGCGAAATGAGCATGGTAGAACGTGCTAATGTTGCATTACCTACAGTTGAGGGTTTAGAACAATTAGATAGAGAAATGGACGCATATGCTACAAAAGCTATGGAAACATTTGACGAATTAGTTGATTTAGGTAAGAATGTAGAAGATAGACATGCTGCTCCAATATTTGATAGTGCGGCAAAAATGATATCAGCAGCGTTACAAGCAAAACAAGCTAAAATGGATAAAAAAATGAAAATGATTGAGTTACAAATGCGACAAGCTAGACTTGAAAAAGACAGTCAAAAAATTGATGCATATGTAGCACAAAAAAACAGTGAATTAGGCTTAGACGAAGAAGAAGGTGCAGAAGGGCGTATTATCGGCAATAGAACAGATATGTTAGCCGAAATCATGAAGAACTTGCCCGAAAAAGATAAATAGTATTAATAGGAGAATACACAGCAATGAAATCGTACACAGAATACTTAACGGAAGCTAAAAAAACATGGAAGTTTAAAATTAAAACTATTCATGAACTTAACAACGATCAACAAGATCGTATAGAGAAGCACCTCGGAAAATACGACTCTAAAGGACTCGGTGCTGCGAAGAAAACAATGTTACAAAGTACACCACGTGATTTTCCTAAAGCTAGAGGGTACGAAGTATTTACATACGAATTTGAAACTAACATTATTGCAAGTGGATGGCAAATACAAAATGACATCCGTAATATGATTGGTCTAGCTGATGGCGTACTTAAAGTAAAAGGCGAACATGAGCCAGATGAAGCAATACCGCCACAAGGTGGTGAAGTTAAGAGTGTATTAGCAGAGCCAGAATACAGCAAAGATGAAAAAGCAGGAATCAAAGCTGAAGATCATTTTGGAGATGCATATAACAACAAATTTATTAAAGAGTTAGCGAAACTCAAAAAAGAAAAGGAAAAAGGCAATGAGTGATTTAGACAGAATATTAAAACTTGCTAGCCACGGCACAGACAGAGCTCAAAGCCAGGCTCCAGCAGTAGAAGAAAACATACCAGAAGAAAATATACCAACAACAGAAGCAGTAGGCGAGTTTGCAGATCCAATTTATGATTTATGTGATGAATTAGGTTGTGAAGCAGAGCATCCAGTATACAGTGATCTAATTAGATATTTAGACGGTGATACGATTAAGGACTTTGTAGACGAGTATCGTAGAGTTCATGATTTTGGTAATGGTGTAGAAAATCCAGAAGAATCTGTAGAAGCAGAAATTGATGAAGCAGAAATTGATGAAGCAGATGTAGATGAAGGCAACGAATTTTCAGGTGAATTAGAAAAAGCTAGAAAAGCTGGTAAAAAAGAATTTAAAGTAGATGGTAAAACATACCAAGTAGAAAATTATCAGGATCGTTACAATAAAGTAGCAAGTACAGCAAACGCTATTAAAGTGGGCAAGAGTAATGCTACAATGCCACAAGATGCAGTACGTAAAGTATCAGGCGATAGTTCATACACACATGCAGACAATCCATTTTATCAAGCAAAAGCAGATGCACGTAAAAATGATGGATTAGGTGTAAACAAAGATATTATTACTAGGATGAAACCAAATCCAAAAGACGGTAAATTTAAATGGGGCAGAGACAAATTATCTGACTCAGTAAATGATGAGTTTGCAGAAGCATTAGGTAGAATTTTAGATCTATCAGGAACAGGTGCAAAACAAACTCCTGTTAAAGAAGGTACATGGGCAGTTCCAGAATCACCAGAACAAGTAGAAAAATTAAAAGAAATAATGGCAGAACCATTATTAGTAGGTGAAGACGGTGACAATGCTTGTGATGTAATGTATGGTTTATTAGGCGACGATGAGTTATTTGATACATTCCACCAAATGTCAGTTGACATGGGACCAGATGCAGACGCAAGACCAGCAATTGAAGCTAGATTAAAAGAGCTAGGTTTAATGGAAGCGGAAGTAACTGAAGCATCAGGCGTATGCAGTGATTGCGGATGTAAAATTGATGCTCCTAAACCAGGTTGTGAATGCACACATGATTCACATGATGCGGCAGGCGATCATTGGGTAAAAGAAGAAGAAGTTAATGAAGCACAAAGCCCAGCACAAAAAGCAGCATTCGAAAAAATGTTAGCTAAGAAAAAAGGTTCTAAAGATGACGACAAAGCAGATGAATCTGTAAATGAAGCAGACGACAAAATGCCATTAAAAGCAGACGTAATGCAATGTTGTAAAGATGGAATGACACTAACAGAAATTTGCAAAAAATATTCAGATTGTGATCAAGACAAACTAAAAGAAATGTGTGAGGCATGCATGAGCGAAATGAAAGAATCTAAAGAAGAACAAGTTAATGAGGCACCAACTATGGACACGACACAATTAATAAACTTATTAAAGAACGCAGGATTAAGCGAAGAAAAAATTAATGAAAAATTAAACGAATGGGCAAACACACCAGAAGGCGCAGCTGAAGAAGAAGCTACATCACATGGTGAGCCATACGAAAACTTTGCACAAAGCGTGAACCTAAGTTTAAAAAGATACTTAGATGCAGAAGATATGAAAGTAGGCTTAAAAGAACATAAAGTTGAAGATATCAAAGAAGCATATAAAGCGTCTAAAAATAAAAAATAATAATATAACATCCCCTTTAAACAGCGTAGCTAGTCTACGCTGTTTTTCTTTGTTAACTACGTAGATAAATAATATTATGGCAGTAGATACAAAATTAACCAAAACCCCTTATAGAAAAGAACGTTACACAGAAGAGCAAATTCAAGAACTTGCTCTATGTACTCAAGATCCTAAACACTTTATGAAGGAACACTGTTATATTCAGCATCCTACTAAAGGTCGTATGAAGTTTGCACTATATGATTTCCAAGAAGAACTAGTAGATACATATCATAATAATAGATATAGTATTAGTATGCTTGCACGACAAACAGGTAAAAGTACCTGTGCGGCAGGATACTTGCTATGGTATGCAATGTTTAATCCAGATCAAACTATTCTTATCGCGGCACACAAATATTCAGGTGCAAGTGAAATTATGCAACGTATACGTTTTGCATACGAAACACTGCCTGATTTTATTAGAGCTGGTGTTACTGCATATAACAAAGGATCGTTGGAATTTGATAACGGCTCACGTATTGTAGCACAGTCAACAACAGAAAATACTGGACGTGGTTTATCTATATCGTTAGCATACTTAGACGAGTTTGCATTTGTTAGACCAAATATTGCTAAAGAATTTTGGACTTCACTTTCACCTACACTAGCAACAGGTGGTAAATGTATTATTACTTCAACACCAAACATGGATGATGATCAATTTGCACAAATTTGGAGAGATGCTAATAAAAATCAAGATGAACATGGAAATGAAACAAAACAAGGTATTAACGGATTTGCACATTATCTAGCTTCATGGGAAGTACATCCAGATAGAGATTGGGAATGGGCAGAAATTGAACAAGGTAAAATTGGTGAAGAAAGATTTAGACGTGAACATAACTGTGAATTTATTGCGTTTGATGAAACACTTATTGATAGTATTAGACTTAGTAATATGGAAGCACGTGATCCTTATGCTAAAGCAGGACAAGTACGTTGGTATGCACCGGTAGCAAAAGGAAAACTATATATAATAGCATTAGATCCTAGTTTAGGTACCGGCGGCGACAATAGTGCTATTCAAGTATACAGTATGCCAGGAATGAAACAAGTTGCAGAGTGGATGCATAACAGAACTACGGTTCAAGGTCAAGTAAAAATATTAAGAGAAATATCACAATATATTGAAAGTGAAACAAACGGTGATTGTGAAATATATTACAGTATGGAAAACAATACACTAGGAGAAGCAGCATTAGTAGTTGTTGAAGAAACTGGAGAAGAAAACTTTCCAGGTACATTTTTAAGTGAAACAAAATCACATGGTAATGCTAAACGTTATAGACGAGGATTTACTACTACACACAAAAGTAAAATATCAGCATGTAGTAAATTAAAGCATTGGGTAGAAACAGAAAAATTAGAAATAGCAAGTAAACCGCTATTAAGAGAATTAAAAACATTTATCGCTAGAGGCAATAGTTATGCAGCCAAAGATGGTGAAAACGATGACCTTGTAATGGCACTAGTTTTAATAGTAAGAATGAGTATGGAAGTATCAAAATATGAAGAAAGTGCATTTGAGTACTTAAACGAAGATTTTGACGATGATGACGGTATGGAACCCATGCCTTTTAGCTTACTATAACACTTATTTGATAAATACATTAAAGGAATACTATAAAGATGCAATTATCAACAGAAATTTTTAACATTATCAAAGGAGCAAATATTAAGTTACGTTTGTTTGATTTTGAAGGTAACAAAACTTTAGACGCAGATCAGTCAGCGAGATTTTACGCTTACGATCAAGATTTTCTAGTCACTATAAGAACAGAAAATGATGACGTGGAAGTTGTTGTACAAGCAGGAGCAGATTTTAGTTTTGATAAGCACAAAGATCTTTTAGATAGTATTAAGAAAGCAGGACATAACGCTATGGCAGAATATACAATAAGAAAATTTGATAAAAATATAGCACCAAAAGACTTCGCAAGTGAAACAGTTAAAGAAGGCTATTCACGTGCAACAGGAAGTTTAAAAACAAGTTATATACAATTACCAGAGTCAACTAGACTCATCATTAAACATTCAAAAGGTGTTAATGAAGAAGTACGTGGAAGCAGATCACGTAATATCAAAGCACTCTTTATTGAGAACTCTGCAGGTGAAAGATTTAGCTTTCCACACAAATATTTAGCTGGTGCTAAGGCAATGGCTAAACATGTAAGTATGGGCGGGAATCCTTATGACACAATAGGTGAGTCCATTTTAGGTATCTGCAAAGAAGTAGCAGAATGCAATCAATTTGTACGTCATGTACGTACGAATAAATTAGTTAACGAAGGAAACATTGATATTGTTGAAACCGTTAAATTAAAATTAAAAGAATTAAAACAAACAGTACACAGTCTTCAAACCTCTAGAGGTTATAACAACTTTCAGGGTTCTTCTACTAAGATTGTAGAAAATTCAGATAAAGAGGTTGACATTACTGAAAAATTCATGTACAATACATTCGAAACTGCAAATATGGAAGCAGTATTAGAAACCGTAGCACGTATTGTGAAGGAGAGAGATAGTATGACAGATCTAACAAAAGAACATCTTAGCAGACTGTATGATATGATCAAAAATAAAGAAGATTTTAAACTTAATATTGACCCTAACGATCCAGAACACCCAGATAACGAAGATCCAATTAAATATTCAGGTGGAATGGGAGCTATGGCAAAATTAAGTAGCATGCTATCTTATCTTGCTATGTCTAGCAAGAACGACGAAGCATTTAACTTGCTAAGTCACTTAGGAACAGAATTACATAACATGCCACAAAAGACTGTTATGTTATTGGCAAAAATTGTAACTTATTTAGATAAGAACAATAAAATGCCAGCAAAACAATCTGAACCAGTAGAAAATATTGCTGAATCAGTTGTAAATGATTTACGTAGAAAAATTTCATAATTTTTCGGTAAAAAGTACTTGACAGTAAGTACTATAAAATGTATACTGTAAAGGCTAACAAAGGCAAAAACAAAAATAACTAACGAGAGGTTAGTTGTTAACACAAAGTAGAGCTTATGTTCTACTACTAATAAAGGCTAATATAGGAGAAAATTATTATGGCATCTTTAGCAGAAATCCGTGCAAAACTGCAGGCACAAGAAACAAAGGGCTCAAGCTCTAGCAGTCAAGGAGGCGACAACGCCATCTTCGCACACTGGAATATTCCAGAAGGCACATCAGCAACATTACGATTCTTACCAGACGCAGACGAGAACAATACGTTCTTTTGGAAAGAGCGTCAAATGATCCGTCTTCAATTTCCAGGAGTAAAAGGTCAAGACGAAAACAAACCAGTAACAGTACAAGTTCCATGTGTGGAAATGTGGGGAGAGCAATGCCCAGTACATGCTGAAATTCGTCCTTGGTTTAAAGATCCTACTATGGAAGATATGGGACGTAAGTATTGGAAAAAACGTTCATACATTTTTCAAGGATTTGTAGCACAAAGCGAAATGCAGGAAGACTCAGTACCTGAGAATCCTATCAGACGTTTTGTAATTTCACCTCAAATTTATAAAATCATTAGTTCAGCACTTATGGATCCTGAGTTTCAAGAGATTCCTACTGATTATGAAGCTGGTACAGACTTTAAGATTGTAAAATCTACAAAAGGTCAGTATGCAGATTATTCTACATCAAATTGGGCTCGTAGAGAACGTGGATTAGATCAAGCAGAGCGTGATGCAATTGCAACACATGGCTTGTTTAATCTAAATGACTTCTTGCCTAAGAAACCAGATGCAGAAGCATTGAACGCAATCTTTGAAATGTTTGAAGCAAGTGTTGATGGTCAATTATATGATCCTGCACGTTTTGGTCAATACTATCGTCCATATGGCGTAGATGCACCAGCAACAGGCGCAACACCAGCTCCTGCTCCT